GTGCGACAGCGTGCCACCACCCGTCAGCCCAGTGCCTGCATTAATCGCACGGCTCGGCGGAACCGTCAGATTCTGATTGATCTGACTGAACTGAACCTTGTACGTCGTGCCCGAAATGACAATCGGGAAATAACCAGCCGGGTCCGCTACCGGAGCTTCAGGAAGGGATGAAATTTTTGACGGAATGAGGTTAGTCGGCACGTTAGCCATGATTCGCCGCCCTCCTCATTTCCCACATTTTCTTGTGAGATTCAGAAATTTTTTTCTTAGTTTCTTCACTAAGTTTGTTTCCAAGAAGTCTATCTCTTGTTTTTTCACCAACACTTGCTGGTCTTTTTGCACCTTTATGAGCAAGAGACATTTTTGCTTTTGTCTCTTCTGAGTGCTTTAAGCCGCGATTCCAAGCAGGGCGGCCTCTGTTTTTTTGAGCAATTTTTTCAATAACATCTTTTGGAATCTTTTTGCCAAGATTTGCAAGCCTAATCTTCTGCTTTGTTTCTTCAGAAAGTTTAACACCTTTTCTTGCGCTTGTTCTTCCCATGCAGGAAGCAGAAAGTTTTGCTCTAGTCTCAGCCGTGTGTTTTTTCCCAAGACGAGACTTGATACCAACAGTGCCGTCACCGCCTTTAGTGTCGTTGTACCCGTTGTTAAAAGTGTCGTAGAGCGCAATCGCTCTCTTTTCCATATCATTGATCCACTCAAGAGAAGGGCCAATCATCAACAACTTTAATTCAAAGTTCTCTTTGCCATACTGAACAATGGCTTTATGAAAACGCTGTTCTCCGCCACGAGCAGCCTTCCAACAGTGAACATACCAACGACGCTTATGGCCTTGGCATGTTTGACCAATGTACATTTTTCCATTGATCTTATTTGTGACTTGGTACAGTTCGTATCTCATAAAGGCTGAGTCGGCTCAATGTAGTCATCAAACGATTCGTTCACCAAGAACGTATTTCCGTCTTCTGAAATCACACCATACGGCTGATTAGAAAGCGGAGTATCCGGGCGAACAAAAGGCAGAGTAATTCGTTCAGTCTGACGCGCAGGCAATCTGTACGGATCAAGTTGGTCCAAATCATCACGACAAACCCGCAACCCAGGCGCATTCGGATCAGGCATCAAAGCAGAAAGCGGAAACTTACGACTACATCTGTCGCAAATTGCAATCGCTGCATACGGCTGTCCACGAGTGTCTAAGAAAAGACTCATCGCGTATATACCGAGAGATTTGGGGTCCAGTAAATCGGAGAATTGTCGCGCTCTTCGTTTTCCGCTTGAGCCAGAGCCTTCTCAGCCTTCATCTCAAGCATCGGAATAAGTTGAACGTCAACCTCCGGAGTCTCATCCGCCAGCTTCGACGCCAACAGCGCAACAATCGCATCAAACCAACGCTGCGGAATGTCCAAGTTCTGCGTCATGCTGCCAACGTCTTGAATGTAACGATGCCTCCACAGCACAATCGTTTGCGTCTCAGCCGCAGCATTCGGGATAGGCCATAACCGCATCACAGGCTGGTCGCGCTGCCGGTCGAACCAAAACTGCAACGGACGCCCTTCAAACGACTTGTTTGGCAACGCCGTCCAGTCATCACGGTTCAGTCGCGCAATCGGAATCTCATTCGGCGTGTTGCCAAAATAAACTTCCGAATACGAAAGCGTACCGCTCGTCACGCGAACACGAAAATAGTCCGCAGTCTCAGGAACCTCAGTGTCTACCCAAGTCCACTCGCCCGCCGTTGCATCGGGGTTGCTGATGTAGTCAGATAGTGGGACATTCGTCCAAGTCACACCATCACTGGAACTCTCAACCACAAACGGCACCGCAGCCGCCGACCACAGAATGCCAACAGTCGTAACCGTCAAGCCCTCTGCACTGTAGTTTTGATACGTTGTGGAAGTCGTCGCCGTGGTGCCAGTGGCCTCCAGCAACGTGCGCAAGTTGGTGTTCAGCACATCAATCGTGCCCAAAGGCAACGTGACAGCGCCCTGCCCCTCGTACAGAGGCATCACCAGTCGCTCAATACACCAGAGTTGAACACCCCGGTTCGCAAGATTAGACAGGATTAGGTAAAGCTGGTCGTTCGCAACATTGATCATCTCAGAAGTGATCTGCTGCGCACCCAAGCGACAACGCCTAAAGGCATGGTCAATGACCTGCCGCGTCGTAAAGTTAGTTGTCGAAACCGTACCAGAAGTTGCCATTAGGGTCCCTCTTGCGCCTTGGTCTACTGCACCGAGCAGACCCCAATGACTGACGGGTCTATTTTAGCACTTACCGCCGCCGTACATCATTTTTCGCGACTTGGGCATACCGCCATGAGCCTTGCGATCCGGCATGTCAATGCTCAGCCCCGGAGCGTACTTTTCAGCCTTACGCATCTTCTCCAGAGCTATCCGGTCCATCCGGTCCTTGCGACCCATCTCGCGAGCCTTCTTAGGACTGCCACGGAACGGCTCTTTCTTGTTGCCGTAACTGTCCATCGCGCCACCCTCAGCCTTCTTCGGGATCTTGGCACCAGACTTGCGAGCCTCAGACAGCGCAATCGCCACCGCCTGCTTGCGATCCTTCACCACCGGACCCTTCTTGGACCCAGAGTGCAACTTGCCTTCCTTGTACTCGCGCATCACCTTCTCAACCTTGCCGCCCTTCTTAGCCATTACCATTCCATCATCGCTCATTGGCACCGGCATAATCGTCATCGTCGGAGCAGGACGCAGGCTACGAGTCGGGCCAGAACGAGCCGCACGCGCAGCACGAGCCGCCGCAGCACGAGCCTCAACCGAGTTAGCCTTGCGGAACGCCTCCTCACGAGCCTTCGTCGCAGCCTGCTTAGCCTGCAAAGCCGCATACGACGTCCGGCCACCACCAGCGTACTTAGCACGACCCGGAGCGGACTCCATCTTCTTCGCACCCATAGCAGCCGCATTCGGCTTGGCGCGAGCAGGCATGTCACGGTAAGAAGCCTTTGCCTTCATCGGCTCAGCACTCTTGTGAAAGCCACGGTCAGCCGAGAACTCAAAATCCTTTACATACTTAACGGCCATAAAATTTTCCTCTCAAGGAATACCACTGGCTATTTAGCCACGCTTTAAATGCCAAAACTTTAACTACCAACTTGTCTCGCAAAGAAAGCTGAGTCTTCTTTACCGGCTTCTTTCGCTTTGTCATGTCAGCAGTCCCACTTTCTTAAAGACAACGCCTTGCGGGTCGGACGACCCTTCTCATCCTTCATCGGTCCCGGCATCCCGCTCATGCGAGCACAAAACGACCGGCGTCGAGCAGCCGCCTTAGGACTACGCTTGGCCTGCTTTGCACTCACCGGACGCTTGATGTTCTGCCCCTGCGCACGCAACGAAGCACGACCCTTCTCGTTCAAACCGCCAGATGGGTCCTTGCCCTCAGCGCGAGTCCATGCCCCGCCACCCTTGGCAAACTGCTGCCACTCAGACCAGTCGCCTCGCACCTTCATCAGAAAATCCTATTTGAAGTAAATATCACAGAAGGAATTGCTGGAACATTTGGAGGACCCGCAGATGCAGCAGTGTAATCCAAAGTTAACGCTGTATTTGAAGCTGACCAATAAAGAGTTAAATACTGACCCGCTGTCACTTGCTCTTGGAACGTCAACTGAAAGACTGTAACGCCACCATCAGTCGCCTTAGGAACGCTAATGGTAGATGCAGTATTAGCGACGTTTGTACCGTTCTTTTGATACCAAACTGTAACTGTATGGTTAGAGGTATCAGTGTTTTTCAACTGAAAATTCATTGAACACAAATACACACCAGCGGCAGCAAACGTAATGTTGGTGCTTGAGGCTGTTGTAATCCCAGTATTCCAAGACGATGCTGTATCAAACGAGACCGCATAAGCCACGTTCGCAGACGTAGCGGTTTGATCACGAGTCGAAATTAACTGACCGTAGTTGATACCCGTAATCGCCGTGATCGGAACCGCACCCGCAGTCACCGTAATCGAATCAAACTCGCCAACAGCATTGCTTAGCGTCACAGAATTAAACGTTCCGCCCGTGATGTTGAGCGAATCGCCTACAAACGTCTTGATCTGCGTAGCCGACGCCTTAACAGACGACCCAGATTGCACCGTCTCAAAAAGCTCAGTGCCACCCAGCGCCGTCGCTGCCGTAAGGTCCGTAATCTTGACGTTAGCCATGGCTTACTTCGTTGACTGCTGGACAATCGTGAAACGCACAGAACCATCGCCCGAATTGATCTTCAGGCGTACCGCACGCATCAACGTCGTCGTGAACTGAGTCTCGCTCGCCGTAGCAGCCGTCAAACTCGCCGCCGGGTGAGGCACCGCAAGCTGCTGGATGCTCAAGTCAAACGGGTCTTCGTTCGTGTACTCAACCGAGTAGTTGACCGTACCGCTCACCTTGCCCGAAATGTTCGTGACTTGATTGGGCGTGTAAATGTCCAGCGGAATCCAAGCCGTGTAACCCGGCACCGCATTGCCCACGCTGATCGTCGCACTGGTCGCAGCCGAAGCCGTAATACCAGTCACCGTCGCAAAAGACAGCGAACCCGTTACCGTGCCAGAAGCCGATACCGCCAACGTCTCCGTCTGCGAGCCACCGCCGGGTGCCGTGCCAGAAACGACAAAGTTCACCGTGGCCGACTTCTCACTGAACACCGTCAGTTGCGCCGGAACCGTCAATGTAGCCACGCCACCCGATACCAACACGCCATCCAGCGTGATCGCACCAGACGCATTCAGAAGCTGCTCATTAGCA